CAGCCTTACCTACTGGATCAGCATCTTTGAATCGTCTGCGGACATTAGGCTGGGGGAGTGAATTGTATACTGCTGGCATCAATGTTTCGGTATTCGACCACAGGATGTTGAAGCTGTTCTTCTTCCTGTTCCTACCGCGATAACGGTCGATAGTAGCCTTGGCAGTCTTGCGCCATTCAGCCTCACGTTTATCAGATAGCTTGAGTTCGAGCATCCACCTTCTTTGGATACCCTTATCGCCCTTACCCAGTTCCTCTTTACGTTCGTTCTGGGCTTCCATCTTAGCTTACAGTCGCGCCAGCTTGGAATGGGCTGTATCTAATGTAATGTTTCCATGTGCCTGTGGTTGATCCTACACCTATGACTATTTTCAGCGTTCCTGCTGGGAAATGAACACCACGCGCAGCTTGGCTTAGTCCTACACCATTAGGTGAGATTATAGGGGCAGTAGCTAGGGCATCTCCTGCTAGGGTAATTATCGTTCCTGCTGCTACTGAGGCTAGTGTGGTAGTCGCACCTGAGATTGTAGTTGATGTGCCTATTGTGGGAACTATCTGATATTGAAGTGTTGAGGCAGTAGCGTTGTTGGCTGTCACGCAGACAGATACTAGGTCGTGTACCGTAACATCGCCAGTAGCCGTGAATATAGTATTGCCGTTCACCATAACCGCTGTTGCGGATACTACTGGGTTATCATCAAGCCCAGAGAGTTGCATCCCTGTGTGGCTGTACCATACTCCATTGTGGTAAATATCTAGTGGGTCAGTTCCGAACGGCATGGTATCTCCTAATCATCATTAATGCGCTTGTTGCGCTGGGCTTTAATTAACTCAGCGATGGTCTGCTGGGTTGGGAATCTAATCTCAGGAGGGGGTTTAGGTTTCTGTTCCTCTCGCCAAGCTACTGATAACATTCTGAAAGCATCGGCATCGTGAGAAGTCCAGTCATGCAACGGCTGCTCTCTAAACACCTTCCTACCCTCGTCAAACTCTCTACGGTAAAGACTTAGGCTGTTTAGTCCGTCTTTGCAATTCTCTCTGTCAAACCAACACTTTGGAAGTGTCATTCTAGTAGCCTGTATGCCGTCTTGAATAGACAGCGTAGGCACTATCCTACTTGCGTAACCTAGTTCTAAGAACTGTTGCTGTACGCTCTTACCAGCAGCAGCTAATGTCTTTGCTCTAGCATCATGGGGTAGCCAGATAAAAGGCTTACCCCCGAACTTGTTGTAATTATACCCCTTTTCGGAGAGTTTGGTGGCATAAAATGAGATATTTTCCCCATTTGTGGCAAAGTGGTCTATTACATGGATCTCGCCATTGACGATCTGATACCACCAAATTGAGGTATCGTCGCTGAATCCTATGTCGAAAGCAGCGAATACATCCACCTCTGGTTGCCAAGGAACTGAGGTAATCTGGCCCGAACTCTCCAATAGGGCTAGTTCCTTACCGTAGTACGAACCCTGAATAGCTGCCTCGAATGAACACTCGAACTCTTGCTCGTATTGGTCATCGGTCATTTCGCACTTGGCAGCAGCTAACTCTACTGAATCAACCAGACCTGATTGCGATGCTTTGAGCATTAACCTGAACCAATCTGCTGACGATTCGGTACGCATCCATAGGTCGTAGAAGTCATTATGGCCTTTAGGAGTGCCTATAAACACACCCCAGCCCTTCCTATCTGCCAAAGCTGGTCGAAGTACCTCACCCCAGATTGAGGGCTTCATATCAGCGTATTCATCGAGTATAACCCCATCAAGGTATAGTCCTCGCATACGATCTGGATTGTCAGCACCGTATAGTCTGATTCTAGCCCCATCCTTATCACCCTTTGGTGGTAGGTCGGCTCTCAATTCGGATTCGTTATAGGATATGCCAGGTATATCAGAGGTGAGCATCTTGAGATACACCCAAGCCACATCCTTTGCCTGATTGAACTGTGGACAGATATAGGCATAGCGAGCGTTGGGTTTGTTAGTAACTAGCGCACAAGCTACGAGTTCAGCTATACAAGCTACAGTCTTACCTGCTCGTCTATGGCAGACTAGGACAGCCCAGCGTTCTTTCCTACGATGAAATGGGTCGAATGGGGCGCGTACTTGATAGGCATTGATGCCCACTAATTATTTCGGTCAATCATGTTCTGGGTGACAAATGGGAGTAGTAACTCGAACTTGTGATCTACGTTGAGTTGTCCTGGTGCGTTATAGCCGTGCATACAATTGAGTTCCTTGACTGCGGATACCTTGTCTGAACACTTAGCATCTAGTGAGTTGTAGACTGCTACTAATGCGATTACTGACTTCTCGCGTGTCCATAACTCCTTTGAAACCAAGCCTTTGCGTAACTCAGCGATTCTTGCTACAATCTTGGGGTTTGAAACTAATCTGCTTGCTTCTGAATGTATTGTACTTTCCTGATAGTTTTCAGTATCATACGCTACTTTGTAAGCATCTATCTGCGTAGTACCATTGACTATAGCTAATGCGAATGATTCTTGTTTAGCTGTGAGTGTCATTTCACACCCTTCCTGAGTTGCCAGAAGTCCCTACATGGTAACGAACACCAGCGCGCGCCTTTGTCGGTCTTTACTCCGCACTCCAAGCATATACTGGAACGTGGTGTCTTTTTGACTAGGGCGCGTACTCGTCTTAACTCTGCATCTCTTTGAATCTCCTCATTAATTGAGGCTATGTCTGTGTCATCCACTACGTTTTAGTCTTTCGTTATGCGTTTCGCAATAGTACGTTAGCGCGTGTAAGTGTTCTATAGCTTGAACGATTAAAGGCAATGCAGACTTGTAGGTTCTATCATTGCAATCACCAGCTATGTTATTGATTAGCTTACGAAGTGCTATTATATCACCAGCCCAGTCTTTTGGGGTAGAAAGTGGAGAAGTCATTAAATGTCCTACTGTAGTAAGATTTTCAGGTACAGGGAAGTCTAGCATTATATTCTCCTCATGGATTCTTTGAGTTGTGAAATCCGTATATACAGATCCAAACTGGCATCTAAAGACTTCTTTTCTAGCAGTTGTATCTTACGCAATGCGCGAGAATGAACCGTTAGTTCTATATTTGCCGTGGACAGCTTGGCTTGCAGTTTCCTTAATTCTTTCTTGTCAGCAGCGCGTTCAGACTTCTCTGCCTCCTTGAGAGATTTGTTAGTCAGCACCACGCTTGCATCATAATCAGCGAATTGAATAAGGCTCACCAGTAGCCTCCTTCCATTGTAGATCCAACCGAAGTTCGTGGTAGCTTTCTTAATGGCTGGGCTAATGCTTTCGTACCATACTTATTTAGCATCAAATCGTCTACAAAGACCATTCTACCATAAGGTGATTTCTTAAACGCTAGTGGGTCATCTGGTTTAGGTACATGAACGTAGTCAGGATTCAGGATAAAGCCCTTTAACCGCCCTTGACCAGTATTGGCTAGGTAAACTGTAGTGAACTCATCTCTGATACTTCGCATGGCATTGGTTACCACAAAATCAGTTAACCCCATGATTATAGCCATCTCTTTGGTACGAATTAAGGGCTTCTGGGCGATTAGCTGCCTGATGCGCTCTTGTCTTGTTTGTTTTAGGTCGCGTTGTTCATTCCTGCTTAGATAAACCCTGTCTGCACTCATGTGTTTCATATCATCTCCTTGTTTAATTTATGATATTTCTGTTGGATTTCTTTCAACTCGTCGATAGTCCACTTCTTTTCTACTGGTGCGCCTTCTAAAACATCTACTCTGTCCTGGCCAATCTTCTTAATCAGGTTGATACGATAGCATAAAAGATTCCCACTTAGGTGAGTATTACACGGTTGACATTGTTTATGTACGTTATCCTCTGTGAATCTTAGGTTGGGTCGTACACTCGTAGCCATATAGTGTCCAGCATGATACTGCCCTGTGTGGTGTCGATTACAGCTAATACAAGGCTCTTGGGCATCCCTAGTACGGATAAACTTATTAAATGCCTTCTGGGTGTCTTGTAGCCACTCCCTGCGTGTCTTTAACTCCTTCCTACCTTTGCTTTGCTCTAGCCTGATAGCGCGTAGCTTCTTTTTAGCTGCTGTAAAGAAGTTCAACGCACCAGCACATTCCCAATCACACACAATCTGCATGGGTCTATGAGGGGTAAATTCTACCCCACACGACTTACATTTTTTCGATTTGACTATCATCTAATGCGGCGATTGCGACTAAAGTGCCTCGATCCGCGAACAGTTGCACCGCATTTCGTGCATCGTTTGGCTCAATGTCTATCATAATCCGCAATGTTCCATCTGCCATGTCCCTGTATCCGCTAGTCGTTCCTTTGATTACCAATCTCGTTCTCCCTTGTAAAAAATGCGTTTATCTTACTTTCTGTACTGTTCTTGCTGTAATACTCGTTATCCACGTCACATTGGGCTAAAGCATCCTCCTGATCTATGACTTGGTAGGACAGTATACTCTCTCCAACGTAGTGTTGCGAGAACTCTTTTGCTTCCTGATTGGTAACTGTATCTAAGGCATATTCTGGGAAGTCAGCAGGACATTGCACAACGTATTTAGTTATATACTGAGAGATACATTCAACTACAACCCAAACATTTTTGTTAGCCATGCCCATCCCCCAGGTGATTTAACTTCGATAAAGTGCGTTATGTCCGTCATTCCCCTACGCTTCTCCTCGGCAAAGTATGCCTTTTTGTATTTGGGATTCAGCCATCTAAGCCCTGTACAGTCTGAGTTGGAGTATGAACACACCTTATAGACTTCAAGCGTTTCCTTGTCGTAACAGATAGTGTAAGTGCGACCATCTTCGCATCCCCACTCGCTTTCTAAACAGGTAGCGTTAAGTCCGAAACAGTCCCAATGCCACACATAGCTATCGGTTATACGGTACTGCACACCCTCCATAAAGTCTTTAATTGTTATCATTTATCTTCCTTTAGTTTAG